GGAACCTGGCCGCATCCCTGCCCGAATACGGCGAGGACGGCCTGCCCGTGCTGGACTACGACGAGCGCGGGGTCGGGATACCCCGGATTCAGTACGACTGGCGCAAGATCATCATCGAAAGCAACCCCGACAGCGGCTGGATACGCACCGACCTGCTCAATGTGGCTGATACCGTTCGTCAATACGGCGTCCAGACCGAGAAATACGTCACCCCGGAGCACCTGAAGGACCCCAACATCAGCGCTCACATCGCCAGCACGGACGTCAACCGGTTCCTGCCGCCCAACTACATCGAGGAAAACAGCCGGAACAAGCCGAAATGGTGGGTGGCGCGGTTCATTTTCGGGTCTTTCGCCTACGCGGAGGGGCTGGTCTATCCTTCAGCCGTGCAGAACATCGTCCCGACCGCCCCCGTACCGCCGGAATGGCGCCGTTTGGTGGCCCATGACTACGGTTTGAGCGACGACGCGGTGTTTTTGTGCGCCGCAATCGATCCGATCCGGGGCAAAGTGGTGATTTACCGCGAGGCGCGCACCGATAACCGCAACATCGACGAGCTTGCCGAGCTGTATTTCGAGACAACCGCCGACATCCCAAGCGGAGGACTCCTGGGACAGCCGATTGCCGACCCGAAAAGCATCGTCAAGCGCGATTACAACAAGAAAAGCCTCGGTGACCTCTACATGGAGAAGGGAATCTACTTCAAACCGGGCGCGATCAGCGTCGATGCCCGCATCTACCGCTTGAACACCTACATCGAGTCTGGTAAACTGGAGATCATGGACTGCTGCACGGGGCTGATCGACGAATTGCGCAAGTACAAGTTCCCCGACCGCACCCTGGACAGTATCCAGCGGACCGACAAGCCCATTGACAAGTACAATCACGGGATCAACGCCCTGGAATGGATCGTCATGGAGCTGCCGGACAGCCCGAAGAACCTCGTGCTCGGAGTTTTCAACAAGTTCGGCAGGGACCCGGCCATTCCCGAGGACCAGCCGCGCACCATCTGGCAGCTGCAGGACGCCAAAGCACCCAGTCATGCAGACGGAGCCTACGGCATGCAGAGCATCGCCGATATGTTTTAGGAGGCAACATGAATTTCGCCGACATTCTCATCTGGCTGGTGGTTTTCGTTGAGCTGGTGCTGTGCATCGCCGTCATGATCATCCTTTTGAAGGTCATGCGCGGGGTGACGATCACGGTGAACGTCCATCAGAACGGAACAGACCCGGCTCCCGCGACAACCCCGACGCTACCCCCGGATATTGACGGCCTTCAGAAGAAACTGGACGAGCTGGAGCAGGATCGACGCAAGGGGGAACAGCAGCTGATCGACCTGGTTGGGTCCATCAACCAGTTCATGACCGGAGGTAACGAAGATGCCAAGCAATAAGCTCCCCAAAGACCTGACGACCGACATCCTCCGGGAGCGATGGGACACCGCAATCCAGGAATACACCAAGCCGTTCCGCAGGATCTACATCCTGGACGCCACCGACCGCAGCAAGCTGTGGGAGGCGGTGAAGGCAACCTTCCCCAAGTACCAGATTCTCCCGGACACCAACCATGTTTCCTATGTGAAGAACAATTTGCTCGCCAGCATCTACTGCGTGGGCAAATCCGCGCAGCTCCTGCCGACAACCGAGGACGACATCCAGACCGTGGGCGACATCAACCTGCTGCTGGACCACCAATGGCATCTGGGCCAGGTCGGATACTACCAGATGCTCGCCGGAGAGCGGGCCGCCCTGACCAACATCGGCATCACCCAGGTCGGTTGGGACAACCATCTCTCAGGGGGCTCGGGCAGCTTCGCCTACAAGGGCATGCCCGTGCTGAAGAACATCGACCCGACCAAGTTCATGCGCGACCCGTTCTCGGACAACCTCGAGACGGCGGCCTGGTGCCTGACCTGGGACGTCCTGCATAAGAACGTGCTCAAGTCCAACCCGCTCTACAAGGATACGCTCGACGCCGCCATCGCCGAATGCGACAGCGACGCCAGTTCCCTGCCGACCGAGCTGATGCACGACCGCCCGTTCGATTCCCAGGCCCTCTCCCGCAAGGATTACTACAAGCTGGTCACGCACTGGACGCGGGACGGCGACAAGATTCACGAGATCCACCTGCTGAACAACAAGGCCGTGCTGCATGTCCGGGAGGACATCAAGCCGAGTCTGTTCCCGTTCGCCATCCTATACTGCAACGTGCCGGCGGGTGACCTGATCGGGACCAGCGAACCGGCCCGGGTCTTCGCCAACTCGTTCGCCTACAACCTGACGAACTCCATCGTGCTCACAGCCGAGTACAAGAACCAGCGACCGCCCCGGTTCATCTCTGCAGCCGCCAACCTGAACGTCGCCAGCTTCGTGGCCCACGGCAACGAGGCCGACTACACCTTTGTCGTCAACGGGGATGCCAGCAAGGCGGTGCACTACCACCAGTTCCCGCTTCCTTCCCAGGCGGCCCCGTCGATCATGGCCATGCTGAACAACGATATCCAGCAGGTCACCGGCGTCACAGATCGCTATACCGGCAAGAGCACCGGCAGCATCCTGACGACCGGTGGCATGGAGGCGGCGCTCGACCAGGCCACGCTGATTGACATGTACAAGGTCATGAACTACGAGAACTACACGGTCCAGCTGACCCGGCTGATCCTCAACAACCTGATCGACTTCTCCGCCAAGCGGAAGTACCTGATCAAGAATCCGAAGTCCGGCGGCTACGCCAGCGTCGAGGTCGATTTCCCCAAGCTGAACAAGGCGGCCAAGGATTCGATCTTCACCTATGCCCTGAACATCTCCACCGAACTGCCGAAGAACAAGGCCCGCATCGCCCAGATGGCCAACGTCCTGATGGAGAAGCAGATGCAGTACAGCCAGACCGGCCAGAAGGTGCACTTCATCACGCCGGAAGAGTGGCTGATGATGCAGGACCTGCCCAACAAGGAACTGATGGCCGAGCGCATGAGCATCCAGCGCAACGCTGACTACACCGAGAAGGTCAGCCGCATCCTGTTCGGCTATGCCAACCTGGTGCAGCAGGGCGTCGATCCGCGTGACGCGCTTGATCTTGTCGCTCAGGATCTCCAGGCCGCGGAAGTCCCCGGTTCCCAGGTTCCCGGCATGATGGAGGCTCCGCCCGAGCAGGCCCCGATGGGCGCACCGCCGATGGGCGGGATGCCACCCGAACAAATGCCCTTGACATAGAATAATCGTTCGCTTATACTCACAACTAAAGGGACCGTACCCCTCAAGTACGCGAAAGGTCAGCCTCGCCAGCTGACGCCGTTAGGAGGAAAGGCAGATGCCCGAAGGATTTGAAGCCCTAAGCGCCGTGCTCAGCGGAACGTCCGCACCAGCAGCACCCGCAACCCCGCCCGCTCCGACACCCGAACCAGCAGCTCCGGCTGCACCGGCCCCCGTTCCAGAAACCCAGCCTGCACCAGCAGCACCAGCAGCTCCGGCCACGCCGCCTGCACCGGCTGCCCCTGCAGCACCCGACGCGAAACCAGCCGAACCCGCCGCGCCCGCAACGCCGCCGGTGGAACCACCCGACAAGGTATTCGATAGTCCGAGCAACAGGGCCTTCGCCCAGCTCAGAGCTGAGAACACCAAGATGGCGAACCTGATGGTGCGCCTTGGGGGAGTCCTGGGATTGCCGAAGGAGACCCCGGCGGAACAGCTGATCGAAACGCTGACCCAGCGCCTGATGGCGACGGAAGCCCAGCAGAACAATGTTCCGGTCGAGATCTACCAGCGTTTGGAACAGGCCGAGCAGCTCAGGATACAGAACGAGCAGGCCATGCTTCGACAGCAGGCAACCCTGGCCTTTCAGAATGTCAAGAACACCTATTCCTTGACGGACGCACAGCTCAGGGATTTCGCGCAACAGCTGCACGACGCAGGCAAGAACCCGTTCCTGCAGCCCATGGATCTGGTGACGGAATATCGCAACATCAATTTTGAAAAGATCCTTGCAGCCGAACGTGAACGTGCGGTGCAGGAGGCCCTGGCCCGAGACAAGAAAGCGGCTGAGCAAAGCACCACGCCGCCCGCAGCTTCAGGCAGGCCCGCCGAACCGCCCACCCGGGTAGAGACCATTGCCGGACTGAACGCAATCCTCTCCGGGAAATAATGAGGAGGTCCCCCCATGGCCGAAGTAAATCTTAATGCATTGTCGCCCACAACCGACATCATGGCAGCCGCGAACCTGGTGAACCAGGCCATCGCCGGCGGAGCCCTGATCGCTCCGGAAATCTTTTATTCCAAGCAGCTGCTCGACACCATTCGCATCGACGCGGATCAGTACGTCTATTTCAGACTGGCTGATTCCATGCCGATCCAGGAACGTGCCGACAAGCTGTACATCCGCAGGTGGTCTGCTCTGCAGGCCCACACCGTTCCGCTGACTGAGGGCATCCCGCCCCTGTCGGACAAGGGCTCGGTCAAGAAATACGAGCTCGAGGCTTTCCAGTATGGCCGCTACATGGAATTCACCGACAAGGTGAACTTCAAGGTGGTTGACCCGGTGGTCGCCCACTTCTCGAAGGAATACTCCATCGTCGCCATCGAGACCCTCGACCTGCTCGCTCGCGAAGCGCTGCTTCTGAACGCCCAGAAGTTCTATGCCGGCTCGGCCCTCGGCCCCGACGGCCTGACCTTCGCCAACGGCGTACCGAACATGACCGACCTTCGCAAGATCGTCCTGGCCATGAAGAAAGCCCTGGTCAAGCCCCGCAACAATGGCCGTTACCATGTCATCGGCTCTCCGGAGTTCTTCTATGACATGATCAGCGACGCCACTGTTGCCGCGTACATGACCATCAACCAGACCACGAAGACCATGTACGACAACACCATGCTCGTTCCGATGTTCGGAATGGAGTTCTATGAGACCCTGGTTGTCCCGACCTCCGGCGAATACTTCGACGAAGACGGCAACAAGCGCCTCAAGATCTACACCGGCACCATCGGCGGAGTGGATGAAGTCATCGGCGTCTCCGATCCTCAGGCTCCCGCCACGCTGAAAGACCTGGATGAGACGGACGAAGACCAGTACAGCCTGACCTCAGGCTACGTCAACGATCCGACTACGGGCCAGGCCGCCAGCTACATCCCGAACCAGCCCACCTGGAACCTCTCGGATGTCGCGGGCGCCAAGGAGTTCAAGTTCCAGCACATCCTGATCGTCGGCAAGGATGCCCTTGCCCGCACCGGCCTGCAGGGTGAGGACAGCGCCAAGATGTATGTCAAGCCCCTCGGTTCGTCCGGCGTGCTTGATCCCATCGACCAGCGCCAGTCCATCGGTTTCAAGATCAACAGCGTCGGTTTCGGCTCTGTCCGTCCGGAAGCCATCGTGGACTATGTCTGCGTCCCGACCATGGTCAACGTCGAGTAAGCCCGGGGGTGGCGTAAGTCAGACTTACGTCACCCCACACTTTAAGGAGGTACTCCCATGCCAGCCAAAAACGCCCTTGATTCCGTCCTGAGCGCTGCCTCGGAAGAGATTGCCAAGGCCCCTAAGGAAGTGCAGAGCGCCATCGCCCTGTCCAACCGCAAGGTGGCCGAAGCCCAGAAACTGCTGCAGGTCAATGCTCAGCGGCTGAAAGTCGAGAAGAAGTCCCCGGTCACATTGGCTCCAATGTACCAGGCGTACTTCGGGGAGGTTAT